AAGGGGTTAAAAATGGCCCGACCTAAAACACACAGCGAACGGATGATTATTCTTGAGCGGATTATCGGTCTGGTGAAAGAGCAGGGGCGCATCACGACGAACGACGTCGTTGCGATTTTTGGCGTGCACCGAACCACGGCGGAGAAATATCTGCGTATCGCGCTGGAGCGAGGCGGCTTCATTCGTCATGGCCGCTGCGGCATTTTCCGAGACCAGCGTGCGGTGATTGATTATGACCTCAGGCGATACAGCAGTAGTCAGGTAACGGGATTTTCAGCGCTGCCGGTGCTGGAGAAAAGCCCGGTAATGCAGGTTTATGGAGCATCCAAAATGAGCATCAACAAGGGGGGAGCCCAATGAGCAACATCGACAAACGGGCGCTTCGTGAAGTGGCTGAGAGGGCTACGCCGGGGAATTGGCGCCGCACCTCATCACTGTTCAATGGCATCACGGTAACGCCATTTTCTCTTTGCGGTGAAGAAGTGACGTTGGCCCATACTGTTGAGAAACGTGACGCGGAATTTATCGCCGCAGCCAACCCCGCCACCATGCTGGCGCTGCTGGATGAGCTGGAAACCAAAGAGGAACAGCGCGCCAATTGGTTTCGGATGGCGCAGAAGTTAGGCGAGGATTTGGATACAGCAGAACGCCTCATAGCCGAACTGGACCAACGCCTGATTGAATACGCGGGAATTGCAACCCGTGAGGCTCGCCGGGTGGCAGAACTGGAGGCGCGGAAGGTCAACCTGTCAAAACTCAGCGTTGGAGAAGTCATGCACATGACCGGATTCAGCCGGGATTATGCCGAGGGTTGGTGTGCTGGTAATGATAATGCGATACACGAAATACGCACCGCTGGCATCAAGGTTAAGGAGTCGTGATGGAATCGCAATCTATTCTGGATATGTGCTGCGGCTCGCGCATGTTTTGGTTTAATAAGCGCGATGAACGCGCCGTATTCGCCGATATCCGCGCCGAGGAGCATATATTGTGCGACGGTCGCCGCCTAGTCATCAGTCCTGACCTCATTGCTGATTTTCGTGCGCTACCGTTCGCTGATGCGTCGTTTCCGGTCGTGGTGTTTGATCCGCCTCACCTGGAACGTGTCGGCCAAACGGCCTGGATGGGCAAAAAGTACGGGAGACTCAACAAAAAAACATGGCGTTCTGACCTCCGCGCCGGATTCAAAGAGGCGTTTCGGGTGCTGAGGGCACACGGCGTTCTCATTTTCAAATGGAACGAAACGCAGATTCCGGTTAGCCAGATTTTGGCGCTTACTGACGTGAAACCAATTATTGGCCAGCGCACCGGCAAGAACGATAAAACCCACTGGATTATTTTTGTGAAGGACTAACCCATGACCACTATTACCAAAGAATGGCTACAGCAAACCATCGCTGAATTTGAAAACACTCGCGATGATATTCCGTTTGGCCTGAGCGATGACGACGCCAAAATTCTTATTGTGCTGAAGCGTGCGCTGGCATCGCTGGAACGAGAACAAGTTCGCCATGAACATGCTGACTGGTCTGATGCCACATTCGGCGATGTTGGCCCCATCGGTCCACTGAAGCACCTCTCAAAAGAAGCATTGGAAACTGCCGCAGAACTTGGCGACCTGAGCGAATGGGCTGATATGCAATTCCTGTTATGGGATGCACAACGCCGCGCTGGTATTACTGACGAGCAGATTGCCCTGGCGATGGTGGAAAAGCTGGCGGTGAACAAGAAGCGCGAATGGCCTGAACCGAAAGACGGCGAGCCACGACTGCATATCAAAGAGCAGCCAGTGCCGGTAGTGCCGGAAGAATGTCCGGAAGAAATACGCGACCTGATGGCTTCACATTCTGATGCGCTTTTCAACGACGACGATGCGCAAGAAATCTGGAACGCTTGTCGCGCTGCCATGCTCAACGGAGGTAAATCGTGAAACACCTATATGCCGGTCCTGTGATCGGCATTAGTGCAAAATCAAAAAATACGAATCAGTGATTTGTAATCAACATTTCTTAGGTTTGTAGATATGCGAATAATAACCAGGAAGAAACCTGCGTTCACTGACCTGTACCAGACTGGTGTTCTGACGCGTATAGCAGCCGTTAAGACTGACAGTGGCGGCTGGCGCCTGTTTGGAGTGTGGCGTGATCAGGATATCGCTGTATTTGTGGAAGCGGCGCGCGGCGGCATCCGGGAATGGTCCGGCTTAAATTATCTGGCTGAGTTTGTGTTCAGTTGCGGCATTAGTCTCTGGGAGGTTCACAACAAGACGGATCGGAAAACTCCGGCATGAAGTGTTGCGTCATAACCCGCTGCGGCGGGTTTTTCCGCCTAAAATCTGATATGAAACAACACGCTAGCTTTTGCAAAAAGTGCTATCCACCTCTTGAATATTCTTTTTAATGGGTATACTGTGTTTATATACAGTAGTTAAATGTAGAGGGAATTATGAAGATAGAACTTACGATCAATAAGTCGAAAGAACTGCCGCGCGGCGCCATACCTGCACTTGAGAAAGAGCTGCTTAAAAGGCTTCAGAATCAATATGAAAATTGCTCTCTGGTTATACGAAGAGCTGGTGGCGATAGTTTGACTGTTTTCGGTGGTGAGAAGGGCGATAAAAAGAAGGTAGAGGAGATCCTTCAGGAAACGTGGGAAAGCGCTGACGACTGGTTTTATTAACATAGCGCTTAATACTGGCGCGCATTTTTCAGAATACCGCAATTTGCGTATCCCTTTGATGCTGCTGCCGACAATTTTTAACCGCGTCTGTACATCGCCTGAAGGGAGAACAAAAATTGAGTAATTCAGCTTTGCAAAAGTCAGAAGATAGCTGGTATGACATTGTAAGAAGATCTGATGGCTGCGTGGTGTTTAGCTTTCCATCATCAGGCAGGCATCTTATCTATCGTGTAAATGGCATGGTATCTATGCGTCCTTTGCTGGATGATGAAGAAGTTTTTACTCCCAACGGTTTTATGCATTTTATTCGCCGTCTCGGCTACCGGGTAACACCACCTTCTGATAATATGAAATCAACGGCCTGAACAACCGTTAACCTTCTGCGCCACGGAGAATACCATGGCGCACGAATTACAACTCATCAAGCAGTCATCTGGAATTCTGATCCCCGCAACGCCGGAGACCAGTGATATTCTGCAATCAAAAATCAAACTCGGCGCCGTGCTGGTGGCTGAGTTCCGTCAGGTGAGGAATCCTGCATTCCATCGCCGCTTTTTCGCGTTGCTTAATCTTGGGTTTGAATACTGGGAACCCACCGGCGGTGCCATTTCTGCCAATGAACGCAAACTGGTAAACGGTTATGCAAAGTTTCTCGCTGCATATGGCGGGAATGAGGGCGCATTACTGGATGCGGCTGAACAGTATCTGGAACAGATTGCAAACCGCCGGGTAACAAACGGGATTAGCCTGTGTAAATCATTCGATGCCTACCGCGCATGGGTGACGGTTGAGGCTGGTCACTATGACGCCATCCAGCTACCGGACGGCACCCTTCGCAAACATCCCCGCAGCATCGCTTTTTCCAGTATGGATGAGGTCGAATTTCAGCAGTTGTATAAATCCGCGCTTGATGTGCTCTGGCAGTGGATTTTATCACGGACATTCCGTACCCAGCGCGAGGCCGAGAACGCCGCCGCCCAGCTCATGAGCTTTGCGGGGTGATGGCGATGAAATACTCCTGGTTCCATCATCACGACTGCACAACCGAGCAGGCCGACACTCTGATATCGGATTATCAGAAGCGGGGCATAAGGACAGAAAAGAGCCTGAATCCTGACTTCATTACCTGGACTGTCAGCGCGAAATTACCTGAATATGCACACCGGGTGCGGACGCCAAAATCCTTACGCCAAAAGGTCTGGGGGTGAGCATGGCTAAATTACCGCGCCGTAAGTGCGCAAACAAAGAATGCCGCCAGTGGTTTCACCCGATACGCGAGGGGCAGATCGTTTGCTCGTACCAGTGTGCCAGCGCCGTCGGCAAAGAACAAACCAGAAAATCTCGCGAAGCCGCGCAACGTAAGGCGCAATCCCTTCAGCGCGCCGCTGAGAAAAAAGAACGCGCCGCCTGGCGCCAGCGGAAAGCCGCGGTTAAGCCGCTGAAACACTGGATTGACTTGACGCAGCGCGCCGTAAATGACATTTGCCGCGAAACCGAACTGGCAGAAGGACTCGGTTGCATCTCCTGTGGAACGAAGACGGCGTTCGCATGGCATGCAGGCCATTACAGGACTACGGCCGCCGCCGGGCATCTGCGCTTCACTCGCTTCAATATCCATCTTCAGTGTGATGTCTGCAACGTCTACAAATCAGGGAACATCGAAGCATATCGTACCGCGCTGGTTGAGCGTTACGGTGAGGCGGCGGTGCTGGCACTCGAGAACAATAACACCCCGCACCGCTGGACGGTCGAGGAGCTGAAGGAAATCAGGCTCGCGGCTCTGGCGGATCTGCGTGCGCTAAAAAAGCTGGAGGCCGCATGAAACCAGAACTGATCGAGATACTCCGCATGCGCTGGTTGCGTCTCCGAATTTATCGATACCGGGGATCTTTTCCTGTGGCATACCGCATTCTTCGTAATTACGTCCGCATTGAAGCAAAACGGGAGCATCGAAATGAATCTTGAGTCCTTACCGAAATATTTTTCACCTAAATCCATGATGCCCGGCGCAGTACCATGCGGAATAACGTCTGATACGCTGACTATTACTGACGTAATGGCATCTCTCGGGCTACTTACTGCAAAAGCCGCAGTGGGTATTGAATTGTATCTGGCAAAAGCCGGGGTTTTATCTTCTGAAAATATCATCGCCTACATCAGGCAATTAGCAGAGCAGCGTGCAGAACGGCATGGGGCATTACGGAAAATGGAAAAGGGTAAGCGCTCAAAATTTCTCGACACTATGGCGCGTTATGTATTTCGCGATTATTCCCTCAGTGCGGCCAGCTTGGTGACGTGCAGTAGCTGTCATGGTGCTAAATTAATTGATGCTGAGGTTTTCACGAACAAGGTTACTTACCCGGATGGTAAGCCACCAAAATGGGTAAAAGATACGAAAGGTATTTCTCCGTCCGACTGGGAGGTGTGGAAATCAGTTCGTGAGCAGGTGCGCGTAGTGTGTAAGGCGTGTGATGGCAAAGGCCAGGTGAAAAATGAATGTCGTTGCCGGGGACGCGGAGAAATTCTCGATAAGAAAAAATCTGAGTTGCAGGGCGTGCCGGTTTATAAAAAATGCCCAAGATGCAAGGGAAGAGGCTACCCACGTCTCAAAGATACCGAGATTTTTAAAGCACTAGGAGTAACGGAAATGGTATGGCGGTACAACTATAAACTGTTTTTCGATCGACTGGTGGAGCATTGCCATATTGAGGAGTCGTATGCAGAAAAGGTTCTGGGAAACGTGACTCGATGACCAAAATAATTTAGCTATTGCAAAATTAACGGAAAATGGCTAACCTGATTCCAACGATGGGTTATTACGCCTGTGACGTTACAAGAATTAAGAACCTCGCCTCGGCGGGGTTTTCTTTTATGGATTCCCGACGCCAATAAGACAAAGTGCGGGGAGTGATGCGGAGTCTACATGTTCCAGCCGACCGCAAAGCTCACACGGGCAGGACCACAATCTGATACCGCGATAGCTTTTGCTGATCGCGCCGGAGCGGTAACCGGCAACAATTTAAGCCTCGGTGATTGCCGGGGCTTTTCTGTTTGTGCCGTCCGGAATAATCCCTCTGAGCTTTGTCGTTGATCCACCGGGCGGCCTTCCTACTTCACACTGCGCCATCCGAGCTATCGGAGGTGAGGCTTATGAAAATGCACAACGATCCCCATTCAATGGACTCACAATCTATTTTTGCTGGCTCACAATTACTGCCAATGGAAAAAACTTCTCATTTGGCTCTGAGCGTCGGATTTCGCTCTCACTTAGCGTGAGTCCACGTCCGATTTCAGTTGCAGTTATTGTGAGCCAAAATTTGCGCTGATTGCGAGTCTGACTTTTTTCGATTGTGAGTCGTTACAGATAGCCGCCGGGCCAGACACCACAACGGTACCAGGTGGCGTTATGTGCTAGAAACCGAAATTCTTGAACATCTCATTACTACTCATATCGTTGGCTGGCGCACGGTTCATCGACTCCATCTGCTTGATCAACCCTATGCTAGCACCAACAGGCCCCCCGACGCTGAAACCGACGCTGCTGGAGCGGGTTTTGCTGGTGCTACTGCTGTGGGTTTGACTACGGGTGTTACAGTTGCTTTGGTGTGTCCGTGTGAGACCATTTTCGCTGAGCTGGCTATCTTCACTTTGGGTGCAGTTTCCCTGTGACTGGCTGTGACTGTCTCCTGTGGTGTGGTTGCGGCTATCCGTGTGCCACTCGCTATAGCCTCCCGCCGGCGCAATGATTCCGACCGATGTACCGTGGGTGGCATAGGGAGGCATGACCATGCCACTACAGCCACCGAGCAGTAACGCGGTGCCGACGATAAAAATGAACTTACCCAGAGCGGTGTTTTTCATTAGTTCCTACCTATTTCTTCTCGTTGGTTATTTCTATGCCCTGCCTTGGCAGGGCTCGCTATTATTCATTCTTCAACTGTGAGATCAAGTTATTTTAATTAAATCGGTATTATTCTTAATTGTGTTCTTTATGAATAAATATCCTCCGGCTATGCCGGAGGATATTTATTATTTCCCCTCATAACTGAGAGGACCCACACAACCAGAGGGGGATGAATGTCCGAACCTGTATCCAGTGCGACAGTGTTGGCTGGTGGATTAATGGGGGCCAGTGTATTCGGTCTGGCAACCGGAACCGATTATGGTGTGGTATTCGGCGCTTTTGCCGGCTCGGTATTTTATGTCGCCACGGCAACCAACATCGGACGCATCAGGCTGGTCGCTTATTTTATCACGTCATTTATTGTGGGAGTGCTTGGCGCCGGGCTGATAGGTACTAAGCTTGCGGCAATAACGCATTATGAAAAACCACTGGATGCACTTGGCGCAGTAATTATTTCTGCAATGTGTATAAAGTTTCTCACTTTTCTCAACAGTCAGGATCTGAACACTCTGTTCAGTATTCTCTCTCGTATCAGGGGAGGGGGATCAGATGGTAGCAAATGACCCTTCTGCAGTTCTGAATGCCGTAATTTGTGGGGTAATAGTCATCGTTCTGATGTTTTACCGACGCGGTGATGCGACACACCGCCCCCTGATTTCGTTACTGGCCTATGTCATGGTGCTGGTGTATGCCAGTGTCCCTTTCCGGTTTGTTTTTGGTTTATATGAATCATCCCACTGGCTGGTGGTGATGGTGAATATCCTTATCTGCGCCGCTGTGCTGTGGGCTCGCGGTAATGTGGCGCGTCTGGTTGATGCTCTGAGGCACTGATGAATCAACAACAATTTCAGCAGGCGGCTGGTATTAGCGCCGGGCTTTCTGCGCGCTGGTATCCGTATATTACGGCGGCAATGAGCGAATTCGGTATCACTGCGCCACTGGATCAGGCCATGTTTATTGCACAAGCGGGACATGAATCAGCAGGATTTACTGTTCTGAAGGAAAGCTTCAATTATTCAGTGGAGGCGCTGAAGAAGACGTTTGGTAAACGCCTGACGCCGTATCAGTGCGAAATGCTGGGGCGTATTGATGGTCGCCAGGTTGCCCACCAGCCACAAATAGCCAATCTGGTTTACGGTGGCCGCATGGGTAACAAAGACGCCGGAGATGGCTGGAAGTATCGCGGGCGTGGGCTTATCCAGATTACCGGGCTGGAGAATTACACCAGATGTGGCGTTGCCCTGAAACTGGATCTGGTGGCGAATCCGGGACAGCTTGAACTGGAACGTCATGCCGCCCGATCCGCAGCGTGGTTTTTTGTGACTAAAGGGTGTCTGAAATATTCCGGCGACCTGGTACGTGTTACGCAGATCATCAACGGAGGGCAGAACGGCTTCGGCGATCGGCGAGAGCGCTTTGAGAAAGCAAAATCGGTGCTGGTATGAATCTGTTATCTGCTCTTCTGAAAAGATACTGGTTGCAGCTGGCGTTTATTTTGCTGATGGCTGGTGCGTTTATCGCCGGTAATGTCTGGAGTGACAGGGGCTGGCAAAAAAAATGGGCAGATCGCGACAGCGCTGAATCCTCTCAGGAAGTCAACGCCCAGACCGCCGCCCGTATTATTGAACAGGGCCGCATTATTGCCCGTGATGAGGCTGTGAAAGATGCACAAGCGCAAGCCGCTAAATCTGCTGCCACTGCTGCTGGCCTGTCTGCCACTGTTAGCCAGCTGCGTACCGAAGCAAAAAAACTTGCCACCCGCCTGGACGCCGCAAAGCACACCGCAAATCTTGCCGCTGCCGTCAGAAGCAAAACAGCCGGAGCCGACGCCACAGTGCTCGCCGACATGTTCGGAAGCCTTGCAGAAGAAGCTCAATATTATGCTGAGCGATCTGACGAAAGCTACCGCGCAGGAATGACGTGTGAGCGCATTTACAACTCGGTGAGAGAGTCAACCAACAATCCCATAGCTCCGCACTAGCGGGGCTTTTTGTTGTAACAAGAAGACGAAGAAGGAAATACTATGTTTACAGTTAAAACCATCATCAACGGTGTTACGCATATTTGTGAGCAGCCATCCATCTCGATAGCCAGGGCCGGTTCTGAAACGTTCGCAGATACTTTAAAACTTACTCATAACTCAGCCTGCCCGGACTTCGCATACTGGCTCCCGGCTATCTATGAAGATCCAGAAATGACCAAAGCGCTGCAGGAGGAAGAACTGGTTATTAGTGACCGTACTGATGTGCTGGATACTGATGCTATTGCCATCATTATTGAGGAATATCCGAGTGAAAATTTCCCCGGCGCGGGTGATGGCTGCCGTTACCAGTTCATCTATCCTGGCGACCAGGTTTACGTGATGAACTCTCACGGCTCGACCATCGAAACAGTGAAGTAGCCATTACAAAGCCTATCTACGGGTGGGCTTGATAAAGGCCTGTGGTGGACATATATACAAGTTGTGGTATGTAACCACTCATTTTGGGTAATAACTATGAATCAGGCTATTGAGCAAATTATTCACAGCTCTTTGAATAAAAACGAGCCAGGCGCTGGCGTTGGTTCTTCAGTTACAGCTAATGATATCATTGAAGGGGTAAGACCCTACTACCAAGCAGCGAGTGGGGCGGAGAAACTGTCTATTGTCGAAAGGCTAAACAAACTAAAAGTAGAGCCTGGTGTCCCGATCCCATCTAATATCGAACAGCTATTAAGTAATTGATAACAAGCCGCCTCCGGGCGGTTTTTATTGCCATCACAAATGCCACCTTCGGGTGGCTTTTTTAATGGCTTTAACCATAGGACAGCAACATGGCAAAACCGGACTGGGAGGCCATCGAGACGGCATACCGGGCCGGAATTATGAGCCTTCGCGACATAGGGGCGCTGTACGGCGTAACGGAAGGGGCGATAAGGAAGAAAGCAAAGAAGCTGGAGTGGGTACGCAAAAATATTACGCAGGTACGCAAAAATGGTACGCAAAAAAACACGGTGCGTACCACGAGGAGGCCTGCCAGCTCCGGCGCAGTGCAAAAGCATTCGCGGCCAGAATCCGGACCTCCCGCAGATACGAAACCCGAAGCGGTACGCAAAAAGGTTGTCACTAATCATCCTCCTTTTCAGCCTGGTAATCAGTATGCACTGAAACATGGCGGTTACGCCCGGCGCCTTCTACTGAAAGATGAAGTTGTTGAGGATGCCAGAGCGCTGACGCTTGAAGATGAGCTCTTTCGGCTGCGGGCGAATAACCTGATGGCCGCCGAGAACATTGGTCGCTGGTTCACCCTGCTGGAGGATGCGGAGGAAGAGCAGCAGCGCAAAATTCTGATGGATAACATCAGCGCTGCCGAAAAGGCGATGATGCGTAACACCGTGCGCATTGAATCCATCGTTGGAACGCTGGCGACCGTTAGCAAAATACACGCCGACACTGATTATCGTTTGGCGGCTACTGATAAGGTATCTCTCGAGGCTGACAGGCTGCGACGTGATGCTGGTATTGATGATGGTAACGGAGAACGTGACCTGAATGACTTCTACGCCGATATCCAGACCGACGCTTAATCCGGCCCTGAGAAACTTCTGGACCACGCAGGCGCGAAATAAAGTGCTCTATGGCGGGCGGTCATCGTCAAAATCATGGGATGCAGCCGGATTTGCAATATTCTTGGCAAATAAATACAGCCTGCGTTTTTGCTGCGCTCGCCAGATCCAGAACAAAATTGAAGAATCGGTTTACACGCTTCTCAAAATTCAGATAGACCGGTTTGGCCTGCGGCATCGTTTCCGCATTCTGAACAACAAAATCATTAACCGGGTTACCGGCTCGGAATTTGTTTTTTATGGGTTATGGCGCAACATCGAAGAAATTAAGTCACTGGAGGGGATCGATGTGTTGTGGCTGGAAGAAGCCCATGCACTGACGGAATATCAATGGAAAATACTGGAGCCGACAATCCGTAAAGAGGGTTCAGAGTGTTGGTTTATTTTTAACCCTGGACTGGTCACCGATTTCGTGTGGCGTAACTTTGTGGTCGATCCGCCAGAAGATACGCTGATTCGCAAAATCAACTACGACGAGAATCCATTCCTTTCAGATACCATGCTGAAGGTTATCGATGCGGCAAGGCGTCGTGACCCGGAAGGGTTTGTGCATGTTTATGAGGGCGTACCAGAGTCTGATGATGATGCGGCAATTATTAAGCTTTCGTGGATTGAAGCGGCTGTTGACGCGCATAAGGTTCTGGATTTCGGTCCTGAAGGACGTAAGCGCATCGGTTTCGATGTCGCCGACAGTGGCGCGGATAAGTGCGCCAACGTCTACCGTTATGGCTCAGTTATCTACTGGGCCGATGAATGGAAGGCCAAAGAGGACGAGTTGCTGAAGAGTTGCCAGCGCACTTACCAGGCTGCAATGGAGCGCGATGCAGATATCGTTTACGACTCAATCGGTGTTGGCGCGTCGGCGGGCGCAAAGTTCTCGGAAATTAACGATGACCGGAAGCGTGAGAACGCATACGCGCGACGTGTGAATTACCAGCGGTTTAACGCCGGTGCAGGTGTGCATGAGCCAGATGACGAATACAACGGCATCCCCAACAAAGACTTTTTCGCAAATCTTAAGGCGCAGGCGTGGTGGCTGGTGGCTGACCGTTTCAGAAATACGTTTAACGCTATTAACAACGGAGAACAGTATCTTGTGGATGAGCTGATCAGCATAGATTCTCGTTGTCCGTTGCTTGAAAAGCTGAAACTGGAACTGACAACGCCTCATCGCGATTTCGACCGTAACGGACGGGTGATGGTCGAAAGTAAAAAAGACCTCGCAAAACGCGATATACCGTCACCAAACGTCGCCGACGCTTTCATTATGGCTTTCGCGCCAACCGACACATCGCTGGACATCTGGGAACAGTTGGGGAGACAGGCCTGATGGCACGAAACAAACAAGCCTCGCGACGAACGGTGCAGGCCACGGCCGACGGCTACGAGAACTTTGTCACCCGCGTGGGGATGCAGACGCCTAACCAGCACTCCGCATCGACCTACCGGGCGAACTTCACCAGCCGCAACCGTATGCTGGTGGAATGGTCCTATCGCTCATCCTGGCTCATCGGTGAAGCGGTAGATGCTATCCCCGACGACATGACCCGCAAAGGCATTCGCATCACTTCTGAGATTGACGCAAAAGACCGTGGCACTCTCGAAGCGCAACTGGATCAGTTGCAAATCTGGGATGCGCTGAACGACGTACTGAAATGGTCTCGTCTCTACGGCGGCGCGGTGGGCTTCATCATGATAGAAGGTCAGGCGCCCATGACCCCGCTACGGCTCGAAACCATTGGTGAAGGCAAGTTTAAGGGTATTCTCCCGCTCGACCGCTGGATGATTAACCCGGTACTGACGCGCCGCATTAAAGAGATGGGGCCAAATCTCGGCAAGCCCGAGCTTTATGATGTGGTGACCACCGCAACGGGCATCCCCGCCTGGCGTATTCACCATAGCCGCCTGATTCGCTTCGATGGGGTGACGCTGCCATTCCAGCAGAAGATGACCGAGAACGAATGGGGAATGTCGGTTGTAGAGCGTATCTGGGATCGGCTTACTGCGTTCGACAGCGCCACTGTCGGTGCGGCGCAGCTGGTCTACAAAGCGCATCTGCGGACCTACAAAGTGGAAAAACTCCGTGAGCTTATTGCACTGGGCGGCCCGGCATTCGAGGCGTTGCTGAAAAACATTGATCTGATCCGCCAGTTTCAGAGCAATGAAGGCATGACGCTAATGGATGCCAAGGATACCTTCGAAACCCACCAGTACAGTTTCAGCGGTCTGGATGACATTCTTTCGCAGTTCGCCGAGCAGATTAGCGGTGCTGTTGGCATTCCATTGGTGCGCCTCTTCGGGCAGTCCCCTAAAGGTTTCTCAACGGGTGACGCAGACCTTGCCAACTATTATGACCGGGTCAGTTCATTGCAGGAGCGTCGCTTACGCCTGCCAGTGCGCCGGGTGCTGGACATTATGCATCGTTCGGAGCTCGGTAAGCCGCTGCCGGACGATTTCACGTTTGAGTTTAACCCGCTATGGCAGATGTCAGATGTGGACCGCTCAACGGTGGCTGTGAATACCACAACGGCGATTGTCAATGCGCTGGATGCAGGTCTGATGACAACCAAAGCCGCTATGACCGACCTGCGTGAGAACTCCGATGTTACTGGCATCGGCGCATCCATTACCGACGAGGATATCGAGAATGCCGAAGACGAAGCGCCACCAGGCATCGGCGAACTTGTCGACAAACCGCCAGAGCCGACAGGCGGAGATCCGATATCGAACGAGCCTACGGCAGATAGCGCGGGCGGTCGGGGATATCGTAAATGGGCACTACGATGGTTCAAACGATAGCGTCACCGAAATCATGGAGGCCCTGGAGCGCTACAGCGAAATTATAACGCCGTGGGCGACGAAGGTTGCTGAGAACTTTACCGCTGACATTGTGCGCAAGAATGATGAGCAGTGGCGGAAACACAGCAAAACCATCAGTCGTGAACTACGCAATCTGGTGAGCAATGCCCCGCCAGGGCAGGTGATGAAATCCATCGTTGCCGAACAGGTTAAGTACATTAAATCGCTACCCCTCGAGGCTGCTGACAGGGTATACGACATCCAGAATCGGGCGATTGAAGCTGTTGTGACCGGTGGGAGAGCGGAGCATTTTGCTAAAGAAATTGCAGCATCGGGTGATATAGCAAAGTCCAGGGCTGACCTTATCGCCCGTACCGAACTTGGACGTGCAACCGGCGCGCTCGATCAGGCGCGAGCGCTGTCAATCGGCTCGAATGGTTATATCTGGCGTACAGCCGAAGATGGCGACGTCCGGCATTCTCATCGGGAGATGGAAGGGAAGTTTGTCGAATGGGGACGACCCCCAACGCTTGACGGCATGACCGGTCACGCTGGCGAGCTCCCGAACTGCCGCTGTTATAAAGAAATCGTCTTCCCCAACCCTCATTCTTATCTCGCCTGAATCGCAGGTAAAACATGAAATATTTTTTCAATACCCGGCTGGGGGAAACCCGCTATCAGCTGGCTGACGGCTCGCTGCTGTGTAGAGACGTGCCGATAGGTCGAACGGGTAAGCAGCTTTACGGCGCTGCTGATCTGCCAAACCTCAAGCCTGACAAGTTCGGTGAGATAGTCGTAACGCGCTCTCCTGAGCAGGTATTCCATCCGGCCACGCTTGCCTCCTTCGAAGGGATGAGCATCACGATCCTGCATCCGGAGGATGAAAACGGGAACGTCCGGTTGGTCAATCCCGAGAACTGGAAAGAGCTTGCGGTCGGTCATCTTCAGAATGTCCGGCGCGGGACTGGTGAGCAGTCTGATTTGATGCTGGCTGACCTTATCGTCAAAGACGAAAGCGCCATTCAGCTTATCGAAGATGGTCTGCGCGAAGTGTCGTGTGGCTATGACGCGGAATATGAACAGGCTGAGCCGGGTAAGGCTGAGCAGGTCGATATTACCGGAAACCATGTGGCTCTTGTCCCCAAAGGCAGAGCCGGAAATCGTTGTGCAATTGGAGACAGAGACACAATGGCAAATCAAAAGAAAAGCTGGTGGACCCGCATGCGCACGGCCATCAAAACAGGTGACTCGGACACCATGAACGAACTGCTGGACTCAGCGCCAGCGGCTGTAACGGGGGATGAAGGTGATCTGCCGGGCGGCGTCAATCTCAACATTAACCTTTCACCACAACAACCATTGCCGGACAAAAAGCCGGAGATGGGCGGAGATGTGACCGGCGACGGCGAGGACGATATCAAAACCCTGCTCAAGGCCCTGCTGGCTAAGCTGGAAGGAACGGCAACAGGCGATAATGCTGACACCCCTGATGATAAAGATAAGAAAGACCCGACCGGCGACGGCGAGGACAACGAAGAGGAAACCACGATTACGGGTGACTCTGCCTATCGCGCTGAAGTCATTATCCCGGGTATCGATCTGAGCCGTAAGGTGAAACCGACCGCATTTAAACGTGATGTGCTGGCGGCCGCAGACAAAACACTGGTTCGCCAGGTTGTCGGTGACGCTGATATCCGCAAATTACCTAAACAATCGGTTGATATGGCGTTTAACGCCGTATCTGAGATTGCAAAAGGGAGAAACACCCGCAGCACCACGGGCGATGCACAACGTCCAGGCATGGGCATGACCAGCATCGCTTCCCTGAACAAACAAAACGCCGACTTCTGGTCTAACCGCAAAGGATAATCCAATGACTGCATATCTGTACCGGATGCCTGTTGGCATTGCCGGGGCTATCTCTCGCCCGCAGGACTTAACCGTCGAACCGGTGATCCTTAAATCCGATAACGCCTTCGCAGCGTATGGTCTGGCTGGCAAATACGACGCTGACGGCTTTTTCGTGCCGCTGGCGGAGGGTGACACCGTCGACAAGGTGAAGGGTATCTACGTTCGTCCGTATCCGACCACATCGCAGCCAGACATGGTTCGCCAGGTGGGTACTGATAAGAATTTCCCGGGCGACGCCATGAAGCGTGGGTACATGACGGTAAACGTGGGTACTGATGCTTCGTCCGTTAAAAAAGGAGGCGTGGTGTACATCGTGGTATCAGCCGATGCTTCCATCCCGGTTCCGCTTGGTGGGATCACGGCGGCAGAGGTGACAGGCAAAACAGCCGCGTTACCTGATGCTTTTTTTACGGGGGCCGGTGACGCTAACGGCAACGCAGAAATCTCCTGGAAGATTTAAGGAACAGACGAATGATTACTTTTGATCAGGCAACCGTTGATAGCTCCGGTGCCTTTCTCATCGGGGAGCTGGAGCGACTCGACCAGGGGCTGAATCTGCCACTGGTGGGTTATACCTGGACACGTGATATCCAGTTGCGCGAAGACGTCTCTATCGCAGATGACATTTCCAGCTGGACGAATACCAGTTTTGGCGTGGCGGGTTCTGGCGCTAATCCGAATGGTAAAAACTGGGTAGGCAAAGATTCAACTGCCATTGCTGGCGTTAATGTTGATATCAGTAAAGACGGCAATCCGCTGAACCTTTGGGGGATGGAGCTGGGATGGACTGTTGTTGAGCTGGCTGCGGCACAGCAGGTAGGCCGTCCGATCGACACTCAGAAGTACGACGGGATGCAGCTTAAATGGCAGATGGATAACGACGAACAGGTTTACGTCGGAGACGAAGCGCTTGGTTTGAAAGGTCTGACGAATCTCGTTGGTGTGACGCTGAACAACGCAACGAAGACCTGGGCTAACTCCACCAACGATGAGATCCTCGACAGCGTAAACAGCATTCTGTCGAATGCCTGGGCAGCATCCGGTTATTCCGTCGTGCCTTCTGATCTGCGCATTCCGCCAGAGCAGTATTCATTGCTGGCGAGCCGTAAGGTTTCCGAAGCGGGTAACCAGTCACTGCTGACTTATCTGGCTGTGAACACTATCGCTTTCCACCAGAATGGCGTTCCGCTGGAAATCAAAGCGGTCAAATGGCTGAAAGGGCGCGGGGTTGGCGGTAAAGACCGTATGGTCGCCTACACCAACGATAAGAAATACGTCCGCTATCCACTGGTTCCGCTGCAAAGCGTTCCTGTTCAGTATCGTGGTCTGTACCAGATTGCGACCTACTACGGCAAGCTCGGTGCGGTTGAGCCAGTGTACAAAGAAACCCTGTCCTACGTGGACGGTATCTGATAACCAGAATGGCCCCGAAAGGGGCCAGAAGGAAACTAAAAATGGCGAAAGAAAAGCTGGTTACCATCCATGTTCACACCCCGTTTACGCTGACGCTCGGTGATCAGTCAAAACAGGAGTTTGGCCGGGGACGGCATAACGTACCAGAAGAGGTCGCGTCGCACTGGTTTACCCGGGCGCACGCTGAGCTTTCCGAAAGCGGATCGAATGAAACTGATGACCAGCAACCCGTTATTGACAGCCTTCAGGCGCAGATTGCCGATAAAGATAAACTGATTGCCGATCTGAAAGACGCTCTGCTCAAGCTGCAGGAGCAGAACGACAGCCTGCAGGCGCAGATTACTTCCGCCCGGACTGGCGGTAATGGGGCGAAAGATGCCAAAGAATCAAAGCCTGCCAACAGTAAGTGATTTTCGCCGCGACTTCCCGCAGTTTGCTGACCCTGCCAGATATCCCGAAGCACAAATCGAGTTCCGTCTGAATCTGGCCGATGAACTACTGAGCGAAAACGTCACCGGCAAAAAGTTGTTTCCGTACTTTGCCGAGTTGTTCGTTGCGCACTATATGACGCTCTGGGCGGCAGATAGCCGGGCGATGCTGGTTGGCGGTCCGGGCGGTTCAACCAATGGTGTTCAGTCCTCCAAGTCCGTTGACAAGGTAAGCGTCAGCTATGACACCAGCGCGACGCTAAACCCTGACGCAGGCTTCTGGAATAACACCCGGTATGGCGCTGAATTTTATCAGCTGATCACGATGTTCGGTGCAGGGGGACGCCAGCTATGAGTTTCAAAAGCGGTGTAACAACGAGGGTTGATAACGCTCAGGCAATACTGGATGCGCTAAAGTCGCTAACCAAAAAGGATGTGCTGGTCGGTATACCTGCGGAAGACAGCGATCGGGATGATGTGTCGTTCGGTAATGCCGGGATTGGGTATATCAACGAATACGGTTCACCTGCACAAAACATCCCACCACGTCCGCATCTTGTACCCGGCGTTAAATCAGTTGAAGACCAGACGATGCCACAGCTTAAAGCTGCGGCACAGGCTGCGCTTGATGGTAATGCGGCGGGAGCGGAAAGAGCACTCAACCGCGCAGGTACAGTGGCTGCAAGAGGGGTGAAAAATCACATCAAAGCTGCCAATTTTACTCCGCTTGCAGATAGCACCGTTGAAGCGCGTGCGCGCCGTGGGCGTAAAGGTGCGAAAGCGGAACTTGCGCGGCGTGCTGCTGGTGAATCTCCGGGCACCACTTTGGCTAAGCCTCTTTACGATACTGGCAAATATCTCGCCTCAATAACCCATGTAGTGAGGGATAAAGATGCCGACTCTTGATGTAACCGATGTTCTTTTCGACCCGGATTTTTGTGACTTCAACCTTTGGGTAACGCGTCGGGTACAGACAGTGGACGAAGACGGGATTGGTAGCGACAGCGAAGTTAAAACGCAGTTTGCCGGGGTTGTTACCGTTGACCGTTCACTGGAAAACCGCCGCATGCAGTCCGGGCAGGTTATCAGTGGAGCAATCCTTATCGTGACGACTGAGCGACTCACGCAGGGGCAGACTGGCCGTGATGCCGATATCGTGACGTATCAGAACCGTGATTATCGTGTGACATTCGTCGACCCGTACACCGCATATGGCGCCGGCTTTGTACAGGCGCATTGCGAGCTGCTGCCGTTCGATGGAGGATTTCCCGTTGAGCAATAATTCCAGTACGGAGCCGGGATGGCTTACACCTGTCAGCGGCGATCCGGATTATGACGAGGCGCTCGACAGGCTGTTAAGCCAGTGGGTACGCAACGTTTCCGGTTTGCCGACTGGAATGGTTCGCCCCCGATGGCAGAAAGATCAGCCGCCACTGCTGCCAGCTGAAACGAACTGGTGCGCGTTCGGCGTTACCGGATGGCCCATAGATAACAGTCCCGCATTCACTAACCAGACTGAAGAGGGCGCTCAGCTCTGGCGACATGAAACCTTTGAGTGCATGGCGTCATTTTATGGCCCGGCGGGCATGACGTTTGCGTCACGTTTTCGCGATGGTATTTCTGTTGCGCAAAACAACGCCGAACTGAACGCGCTTGGCCTGTCCATGGGGGACTACACCGGTCTGACCCCTTTCCCGGAACTTATCAACCAGCAGTGGGTTCGCCGTTACGACATTACTGTGCGCCTTCGTCGCAAGGTGGTGCGCGAGTACGGCATTAAATCGCTGGTGGATGCACCAGTTTCATTCTTCGGAGATTAAATTATGCCGCAGGGATTACCTGTATCAAACGTCGTTAATGTCGACGTGATCATTGGGCCGCGCGCGGCTACTGGTCGAAATTTTGGTTCACTGCTTATTCTCGGGACATCCACGGTCATTCCGGTGAAAGAGCGTCTTCGCCTCTACTCCTCAAAGGAGGACATCGGATCTGATTTCGGCGTGGACAGCCCCGAATATGAAGCAGCAACAGTCTATTTCTCCCAGTCACCACGACCTAAAGAGGTGTATGTAGGTCGCTGGGCTAAAACACTGGCAACGGGTGAGGCGGGTGCTGCTGAAAAGCTGATGGATGCGGTTAACGCCGTAATGGGCTACACCAACTGGTATGGTCTCGGTATTGCAGACAAAGAGGATATTGCAGATGACGACTGGCTGAAGGTTGCTGCAGCCGTAGAAGCTTCGGGCGTCAGCCGCATTCTGGCAATTACCACCAGCGATCCCGCCACCTTTGACGCCACTTCAACCGGGGATCTGTCCTACAAGCTGAAGGCGGCAAAATACGGGCGCACGTTCGTACAGTATTCTTCCAGCAGCAAGTACGCTGCGCTGTCCGCGTTTGGCCGCGCGTTTACGGTGAATTTCAACGGCAGCAATACCACCATTACCCTGAAATTTAAACAGGAGCCGGGGATCACTTACGAAACCCTGACGACTGATCAGGCGGCGGCGCTGGATGCCAAGAACTGCAACGTGTTTGTGTACTACCAGAACGATACGGCAATCCTGCAGCAGGGCGTCATGTCCAGCGGTGATTTCTTTGATGAGCGCCACGGGCTCGACTGGCTGCAGAACTACGTTCAGACCAACCTGTATAACCTGCTGTACACCAGTACAACCAAAGTGCCTCAGACCGATGCGGGTGTTACACGTCTTCTGTCCAATGTTGAGCAGTCTATGGATCAGTCCGTGACGAACGGGCTGGTGGCTGCTGGCGTATGGAACGGTGGCCCAATCGGGCAGCTGGATTCCGGAGACGCGCTGACAAAAGGGTATTACGTCTACGCGCAGCCGATTTCCGAGCAGGCGCAGGCAGACCGTGAAGCACGTAAGGCACCGGTTATTCAGGTTTCCTGTAAGCTGGCTGGCGCAGTGCATTTCGCTGACGTACAGATCAACGTCGTTCGCTAAGGGGAAAATGAATGGCTACTTATTCTTTTATGGATGTCACCGCGTCCATTTCTGGCCCGACTGGCGAGATTGACCTGGGCTACGGTTCCGCCAGTTCAGAGGAGGGGATCACCGTTGCAATGGGCGGCCCCAAAAACACCATGACCATCGGTGCTGACGGCGAAGTGATGCACAGCCTGCACGCGGATAAAAGCGGTACGGTAACTGTCAATCTGCTGAAGACCTCGCCGACAAACAAAAAACTGTCGCTGGCGTATAACGCACAGAGTCAGTCCTCAGGAACCTGGGGAAACAACGTCATTGTGATCCGAAATAAGGTGAGCGGAGACATCATCACGGCGCGCAGTGTGGCCTTCCAGAAACAGCCGGATAACGCCAACGCGAAAGCCGGTAATACGATGCCCTGGGTATTTGACTGCGGCAAAATCGACCAGGTACTCGGAGAGTTTTAACAGATGGAATGTTCAGTCAAAGGCCACGATTATCGCGTGGCGAAACTCAGCGTTTTTGACCAGCTGAAAGTCACCCGTAAATTGCTGCCGGTGCTGGCGGGCATGATGTCAGATTTCGGGGGCATTCGCTCCCTTCTGCCTGCGGATGGCAAAATCGACAGCGCTAAGTTTGATGCGCTTAAGCCGGTGTTTGAAACCCTGCTGCCGCGTATCGCTGAGGAACTGTCTTCCCTGACCGAAGAAGATACCAACGCGATTATTCATCCTTGCCTGGCTGTGGTATCACGCAAACATATGGGGGGATGGGCCCCGGTGTTTAACAGCGGTCAGTTGATGTTTGACGATATCGACCTGCTGACCATGCTGCAGCTGGTGGCGCGGGTGGTCGCCGATTCTCTGGGAAATTTTTTGCAAGGACTCCCTACCAACGGGACGCCCACCCCGCCAGCGGAATAACCTTCAACAGCCTGCCGGGCGGTGAAGATTTTATTCTTCGCCCGGTTCTCGCCTTCCATATTGACCAGAAAGACCTTAACAGCGGCGCGGTAGATCTCTGCCGCATCGCGCTTCTCAATGACTACCTCGACATGCGCGAGGATAACGATGCTCGGGTAGATAAATGGAGAGAGGTTAATGAACGCTGAGACTATTAAAGATTTTCTCGTCTCCCTTGGATTTGGCATTGATGAAGCCGGATACGAGAAATTTGAATCTGTTCTTGCTGGCGTCACCGCAAATGCCATAAAAACAGGGCTGGCGGTGGAAGGTGCGGCGCTGTCCGTTGTTGCGTTTACGGCGAAAATTGCCTCCGGTCTGGATAATCTCTACTGGGCATCTCAACGCACCGGCGCGACGGTTCAGGGGATTCAGTCGATTGGCTACGCAGTTTCGCAGGTGGGCGGTAGTGTGGACGCGGCGCGGACTTCGCTGGAAAGCCTCTCCCGGTTTGTGCGTAATAATCCCGGCGCGGAAGGCTTTCTGAACCGCCTGGGCGTACAGACCCGGGACGCCAGCGGGAATATGCGCGATATGGCCGCCATTTTTACGGGCGTCGGCCAGGAGCTCAGCAGCATGCCGTATTACCGGGCTAACCAGTATGCGCAGATGCTGGGCATTGATGAAAATACCCTTATGGCGATGCGCCGGGGTTTAGGGGGATTCTCCGGCCAGTACAGCGCGATGGCAAAGGCCATCGGTTTCAATGCTGACGAGGCGGCCAAAAGCTCCAACAGGTTCATGACCTCCCTGCGCGAGTTCGGCGCGATGGCAGGCTTGGCCCGTGACAAGATCGGCTCTAATCTTGCTGGTGGTCTGGCGGGTTCGCTGGACACGCTGCGCCGCCACATCCTGGATAACTTCCCGCGCATCGAGCAGACCCTGACGAAAGCCATAAAAGGTATTCTGACGCTCGGGGATATCATCGGTCGCGTGGCGTTTCGAATTGTTGAAGGTGTAGGGGATATTATCGACTGGTGGGGAAAACTGGATAAAGAAACGAAAACCCTGATAGAGGTTATCGGTGGTCTGGTTGTCGCCATGCGGATACTTAACTCTACTTTCTGGATGTCGCCTGTAGGGCTGATTACTGGTCTGATCGTGGCGTTCGGTCTCTTGTGGGAAGACTACAAAACATGGAAAGAAGGCGGTAACAGTCTTATTGACTGGGAAAAATGGCAGCCAGCGATAGACAAAGCGAAGGATGCGATGGTCTGGCTCCGTGATCACCTGCTCGAACTTAAGGACTCTATTGGCGGCTGGAAAACGTCACTGGAGCTGCTGGCGACCTTTATCGCCGGTGCGTGGATTAGCAAGGTAACGGGCGCATTTGCCAGACTGGCAGGTATACCGATGCCGCCGTGGTTAAAAGGCTGGATGGCCTACGCGGCTTACCTGTATGACGATCGGGAGAATATCGTCGCCAGTGCGCAGTCGTCTATCGATTATGCCAAACAAAACATTGGCGATGGAATGCGTGCACTGGGGATTGATACCGATTTTGGCCGCAATCCCCACACCGTCAAAGGCGCTAATATTCAGCCGGATATTCCTGGAGCAGAACCTGTACAACATGCACAATCCGCAAAGCGCACTTTAGCCGACAGGAACAACAATCCGGGTAACATTCGCCCGGTGGGCGGTAACGGCTTCCGGTTCTTCGAGTCCGCCCTTCAGGGCTGGGAGGCGATGAAAAACCAGCTTATGCGCTACTTTACAGGGAAAACAACCGGGCGGGCATTACAGACCATTCAGGATATTGTCAGTACCTGGGCGCCGGCTGGTGACAACAACGACCCGAAAAAGTATGCGCAGGATGTTGCAAAATGGATGGGCGTTTCACCGAACACTGTGTTGAACCTCGCCAACCCGGAAACTATGGCCGCGCTGATGCAGTCGATGGCGCGCAAAGAAGGGTATTCAAACTGGAACAGCCCGCTGGCGTATCAGGCCGCTGGTGGTAGCCTTAACCAGCAGACTGTTATAAATGTCCACGGCGTGAACAATCCTCAGGAAGCGGCTAATCTGATCGCTGACAAGCAGGGTGCTGTCAATGCCAGGGCGGTACAGCAATTGAAAGGACCTGCGTAATGGATTTTTTATCTGTTTTGCTGCAGCAGCGAACCCGCTCGATAGGAATAATTATTCCTGATGTGGTTATTACCGAAAAGCATACTGACGCTCTGGAAATTACGGAACATCCGGTTGAACAACCCACGAATGCTGGTGCCAGTGGTGAGGGCGCTGGTTACATATCAGAACACGCATTCAGGCGCCCTTCAGAAGTTGTGATGGAAACCGGATTTTCCGGAGGCGGATCGCTGCTTGATTTTGCTGATACTTCCGCTATTGGTCTTTCACTGGGGCTGAGCCCGAAAGAACTGTATCAGGAGCTGCTTAACCTGCAGCGGGATCGTATTCCTTTCGATGTGACAACCGGCAAGCGTATTTACAACAATATGTTGATAAAAACGCTGGAGGTGACGACTGACAAGAGCAGTGAGAATGTGCTTCTGGCGACCCTTACCCTCAGGGAGGTGATTATTACCTCCACGCAGTCAATCAGGGTTGCCTCGAAAAACAATATGACCGAGGGAGTAGGGACGTCTGCTGTACAGAATACAGGTACCAAAACAACGGTACCGCCGAATAATTCCATTCTGAAATCGCTGCCACAGATGGCGCAAAAAGGTGTCACCACTGTCGATGGGTATCTGAGCAATTTATTTCTGGGAAGGTGATTCATGGAGGCCGTAGAAATCCCACTGGTCGCTGATAATCAGACTTTTGCCACCACAATTAACGGTACGGTTTATCACCTGTCTGTCATCTGGCGCGGAGAGTACTGGGTTCTGGATCTTGCTGACAGCAATGGTTCCGCCATTATCTCAGGTATGCCGATGATTACGGGGGCTGACCTGCTGGCGCAGTATCGATATATGAATCTCGGGTTTTCGCTGGTGGTACTCTGCGACGTGGCAGGACAGGAAAACCCGACGCAATTCGATCTCGGAACGTTCTCACACCTCTATGTCTTCACGGAGTAACAATGTCAAAAAACTGGATGCGTCACTTTGAATTATTGCTGGTTGACGATAAGGGCGACGGGATAAAAATTTCTGAGCTTAAAGTCACTTTCAATATTCAGAAAATGCCTGCGACCATATTTAATGGATTCGTTGGAAATTTTAAGGTTTATAACCTGTCCCCTACCACTCAGAACCGGATTATGCAGAAGGAATTCTCGCGTATACAGGTTATAGCCGGATATAAGGGACAACCGGATGCAACGGGTAATTATCCCGATGAAAACGTTGGTATGATATTCAACGGAGATATCCGTTTTACTGTCACCGGGAAAGATAATGCGACAGACAGTTGGATCATGTTGCAGTGTATCGACAGTTGGGAAGGCCACCTGAACGCCAGTGTGAAAACCACAGTGGCTGCCGGCTGGAAGTACAGTGATCTTTTCAGCCTGGGCATGAAATCATTCGGGCCTTATGGTATCGAGTCAGGTGCAGTTCCTGACATGCCTGAGACGGTCTTCCCCCGTGGGCGGGTTGTCTATCAGAGCACAGCCAGGCTGATGAATCATATCGCCGGACAGTGTAACGCTTACTGGTGGTATGAGAACAATCAGGTCAACATTGTGCCGGAAGATAACTATATCGGTGTCGCTACGGTGCTGAATGCCAATACAGGGCTAATCGGTAGGCCTCAGCAAACAATGGGTGCAGGCGTAAACGTCAGGTGCCTGATTAATCCAAACATTAAGCTGGGTGGGCTTATTCGTCTGGATCAGGCATCTGTCTACCGGACCTCTTTGAGTAATGACCAGATAGCGCAATCTCCAGCACGGCTGGATGAATCGGAAAGCGACGGTAATCTCTACGTTAACGGCCTGCCCGGCATGTCACAGCCTGCCAGCATTAATACTGACGGTGATTACATTGTGGGCAGCATCGATTATACTGGCGACACTCGCGGGCAGGCGTGGTATATGGACCTGCTTTGCCTGGCTAAAGATGGCAAAGAATTGCTTAACTCGAAAGGGATTGATGCGGCGAAATACACATGAAAAGACTATTGTTGGCAGCTTTACTTGTCTGTATCTCCTTCACTTCCTTTGCTGATACCGGGTGCGGACCATTCACGATCAACTGGAAAGCGCAAGACGGACTTGCAAGGATTAATGGACAGAAACCGGAGACACAGAAAATCACCTTTCTCAAACAAAAAGGGGATTATGACAATGTGAACATCCAATGGATGGTTCCGGGTAATGGACGTTGGTTAGGGATGGACTTTGTGGCCAGAAATGGCAAGCCGATCCTCAATGTTGAAGTTATCCGCAAAAATATGGACGAGCCGCGAGAGTTCTGGACGTATGACTGCCGGAAGGTGAAGTGAACGCGCTTTTCCTTGTAAGAAGGTGCCTCGGTGAAACTAAATCGATTGACATTTCTAGCTAACCAAACTTTCTGAAAATCAGCAAAATGTGCGCATCGTGCTGTCGTTTTCCAACTTTACCCATTACACTGCAGATACTTTTGAAGGCGTTTTGCCATCAACTTTGATGTCACCCAGTCAGGAATTACAACTAAATGAGTTTAGCGCAGCCTAAATCCGGAGAGCTTTTAGAGATCCTTGGTCCCTCACTCACTCAGGGAGAAAACCTACTCAGTGAGTTTGAAATTCATGCCGTCATTCGTGACGCCAGGAATGTTCCTGAATATTATCAAGGGCTTTCTATCGAGGGATTAGCTAAGCTTGTTTTAGGCGAAGTTGAAGAGGGATGTGCCCTTTGTGAAAAGTCATTGGCGATAGCCCCGGACGATTCTGTTTCGTTTTGTAACTATACGATTGCGTTGAGAAACAAGGGGTATCACGTTAAGCAATACGAGATTATTAAGAGAGCGATCAACTCGCGTAATCCTCGAATTCTTTCTGAAGTGGCTATAAATGCTGCGTATTGGGTGGATTTAGATTTGCTGAAAAAGGTAATGCCTATGCTTAATGCGATGGAAGTTGCTAAGGCAGACGATTTGCTCAAGTGTAATGAGTCGCTTGATTATCTTATCGATCATGAGAATCATTCTCATGACCTTAAGGCGATCGGCCAATTGATGATGACTATTGCTGAAAAGTATCGTTTACGTCTGGCTGGTGCGCATGCTTTTTATGTCATGAATGAGCTGAACACATTTTTCGTAGAAATTAAAACTGACGACCCAGCACTTTTGTCAAAAGTGAATAACGACCTTGCCAATGAACTCATCGCTGCTGGTTTGGAAAATTCAGAGTGTGTTGGTTGTTTCCAGGCAGGAGACTTCTAATGCCTGTTATGCATAATTGTTTTCTCGAATTAGCCAGAGAATCATTGCAGCACAATGGTGAGCAATGGACACGTAATGCTATCAGCAGGTCATACTACGGCATGTATCATTCAGCCCTCAGAATCACTAACAATCTGACGCCTACCCATGATACTGATGGTGAGAGATTACCTGGCGGTTCTCACATGCGACTCTATACAGCTTTTTGTAACGGTGAGGCTGCTAAAGTTAACGGCGTAGATGTTGATAAAGTCCGTAAAATTGGCATTAAGTTAAAGATGTTACATGCTCAGCGCGTAAATGCTGATTACAGACTTGAACGCAAAATTAATCGAATTACGGCAATTAGTGCCTTACAAGATGCTGAAGAGATAGATGCTCTAGTGGACCGAATGATGAATAACCCCGACGACTCGTTAACAGCATAAGCTATGACTACCATACCAAGCCCGCCGATGAGCGGGTTTTTTTATGTCTGGAGAAAATATGCCAGTTTCACTTTCCTCTCAACTCGGCAGTAAAGAACAGGCTGATACAAGGCTTGTTGGTTCTGTCATGTCTGCACTGCGAGTTTCAATGCCTGGCATCGTCCAGTCATTTGATCCCGACACCGTAACCGCAGTTGTTCAACCCGCTATCAAAGGCTATGAGCCGGATTCGAATGGCGTTAGCCAGTCGACGACATTACCGCTGCTGGTGGATGTGCCGGTGGTATTTCCTCGCGGCGGTGGCTGCACGCTAACGTTCCCGGTTAAAGCTGGTGATGAGTGTCTGGTGATTTTTGCCGATCGCTGCATCGATTTCTGGTGGCAGAACGGCGGGGTACAGGAGCCTGTCGACGATCGGGTGCATGATTTATCGGATGCGTTCTGTATCGTCGGGCCGCAGTCGCAGGCGCAGAAAATAAGCGGAATCAGCACCAGCGCCGCACAATTGCGTACCGATGATGGGGCTGCTTTTGTGGAAGTGGCCGCAGGCCATAACGTTACTGTTAAAACCCCCGGCGCGCTGACGGCTACTGCAGAAGGCGGAACCACGATCACATCACCCATCATTACGCTAAACGGTGACGTAACCATTAACGGCAATCTGTCGCAGGGGATGGGTGAGGGCGGCGGTAGCGCAACGATGCTCGGTCCTGTCACGGTGACAAACGATGTGAAGGCGGGCGGTAAGAGCCTGATGACGCACACTCATAGCGGCGTTCAGACGGGTGGCGGGAATACTGGCGCGCCGAATTAAAAACTACCAACCAGACAAAAGCCCCGGGTGCGCTAACACTTCGGGGCTTTTTACTTTCTACACCTTGAGGATGGCAAGGGAGAACATGTGATTGATTTTAGCAAACTGATAATGGAGTTGCGAGTTATGGGCGAAAAATTACCCAACTGGAAATTCCTGCTTATATGGATTGTATTTTTCCTTTTCGGGCTTTCGAGCCTGATTGGTGCCGTCCGATGGTGGTGAATAAGGAGGTCAGACATGCGATACCGACGCGAAGATACCGAAGGTGATTACACTTTTGGTAGTGGCGATGATACCTGGCTGATTAACTCGCCAGAAGCTGTCGCGCAGGCGGTAAAAACACGATTTGCATTGTGGTACGGGCAGTGGTTCCTCGATAAGACAGAGGGAACACCGTGGATTCAGTCTGTGCTCGGTAAGCAAAAGCCGGAAACCTACAATCTGGCGATCCGCAAGCGCATCCTCGAAACGCGGGGCGTGAAATCCATCCTCTCTTTCAATACCACAGTGAACACGACGACGCGCCGCGTCCAGTTTTTCGCTGAAATCGACACTATCTACGGAACAACGACAGTAACCAGCGAGGCATAAATGGCCCTCAATTTGGACACACTCGGCTTATCGGCAACGGTAACCGCTGAGGGGATCAGTGCGCCTGATTACCAGACGATACTCGATACCCTGACGAGCTATTTCCAGCAGATTTATGGTAGTGACGCTTATCTGGAGCCGGACAGCAAAGACGGCCAGATGGTGGCGCTGGTGGCGCTAGCTATTCACGATGCCAATAACACAGCCATTTCCGTCTATAACTGCTTCTCACCTGCTACAGGTTACGGCGCAGCGCTGACCAGTAACGTAAAAATTAACGGTATCGCGCGCAAAGGTGCAACGAACTCTACCGTGGATTTACTGCTCACTGGCACCGCAGGAACAACCATTACGAACGGCACCGTGAAAGACACCAATAACGTGATCTGGCGTCTTCCGGATTCAGTGGTGATTGGTGTTGATGGCACCGTGACGGCAACTGCAATTTGTTCCAAAAGCGGAGCGGTTGCAGCTCCTGCCGGGACGATTACCACTATCAATACACCGACCCGTGGCTGGACGTCAGTAACCAACCCGGCAGCGGCCACCGTTGGCGCACCTGCAGAAACGGACGCAGAACTGCGCATCAGGCAGGGGCAGAGTGTCGCGATACCATCCATCACACCATTTGAAGGCGTGGACGGGGCGATCGCTAATATTGCTGGTGTGACGCGCCACAAGCTCTATGAAAATGATACAGGAAAGACTGACGGTAACGGGCTTCCTCCGCATTCCATCTCGGCCATTGTTGATGGTGGCGATGTAACCGAAATAGCGAGGACCATCCGGGGAAATAAAGGGCAGGGGGTCCGGACCTGGGGAAAAACATCCGTAACCGTACCGGATAAATATGGTAATCCTCACATAATCAGTTTTTCGCGACCAACTGATGTCCCTGTTTACGGAAAAATCACCTTAAAAGTTTTTGCCGGGTACACCTCTCAGATAGGTGTGCAGATTCAGCAGGCTGTTGCGGATTACATTAACAGACTGATGATTGGTGACCAGGTACTGCTGAGCCGGATTTATTCTCCTGCTAACCTTGGGGTCGTCAGTGGTGGTAATGCGCGCTATTACGATATTCAGGAGTTGCTGATCGGCAAATCTCCTGAAACCGTTGATGCGGCGAATATTAATATTGCTTACGACGAATCTGCCTCCTGTAAGCCGGAAAATATCATTATTACGGTGGCAGCATGAGCAAATATACGGACTTAATTACTAACTATCATGCGACAAAACCTAAATTCGTTGAACACATCGATTTAGTGACCAGGCCGTTAGCTGAAACCTCAGCCGCAATAAATGGGCTAATAAGCGCTTTTGATATTGATTATGCGACAGGAATACAACTCGATATTCTCGGCCAGTGGATAGGGTTAAGCCGTGTTGTAAGCCAGCCAATAAGCGGTGTCTATTTCAGTTGGGACACTGACGGACTTGGATATGACCAGGGCGTCTGGCAGGGGCCATATGATCCGGATTCGGGTTATACCTCGCTGAGCGATGAAACCTATCGCATCGTTCTAAAAACGAAGATAGCAATTAACAACTGGGACGGAAGAAACGACTCCCTGCCTCCCATTCTTGACGCCGCACTGGACGGGTCCGGTCTGAAGATGCAGATCGTCGATAACCAGGATATGACCATAGGTATCTGGGTTTTTCCTGAAACAGATATTTCATCGGTCTCTCTCGAACTTATTGCTGCGATACGACAAGGGTATCTGACGGTAAAGGCCGCTGGTGTATGGGGCGGAAGTATTGAAATACCTTCGGTGGAAACGCCTTCTGAAGGAAACAGGTTTTTTGGGTTTGATATGGATAACGAATATATCAGCGGGTTTGATGCCGGTTCATGGGGGACATTACTCTGATGGCTAAAAATGATTTTAAACCGTTTGCGACGGGTAAGGGTGCTAATGTTACATCACAGCCTGACTGGGAAGCGCTGCCGGCGCTCCTGTCTGGTTTTACTGCGGGCAAGGCATCAAGTGCACAGGTAAATAAAGCGCTGCGTCAGGCGAGCTTCATCGCTGCAGCACTGGCACAGTACACAGCCAGTAAGAGCGGAAAGGATGTACTCGATGATGGTGACCTGAGCGGCTTTATCGCCAAAATGTCCGCTGCGTTCGGTAAGGATTTTCAGACTCTTGATGCCACGCTGACGGCGCTCGCTGGTCTGGCTACTGGTGCAGATAAACTTCCGTATTTCACGGGGAATGATACAGCCGGACAGACAGATCTTACTTCTGTTGGGCGCGACATCATCGGAAAAGCCAGTATTGCGGATATTCTCACATACCTCGGTTTAGGCGAAACGATAAATCTGGCAAAAAATGCCGTCCCGGCGACACGGCGGGTTAACAGTAAACCACTGACCGGTGATATCACTTTGTGGGCGTCAGATGTGGGGGCCATTTCCGCCGATGCTGTTGGAGAAATTACCGATAACGGCACAATGGCATCAGCTAATGCACCCGGATGGTGGAAGGTGGCGGTGTCGAATTCTGATACGGTCGTTGATTTTCCCACCTATCCGGGTGGCAGCAAGTTGTACAGCTATGGATATCTGTTTGTTGAGAAAATCGGAGACGTCTGGTTTCAGCATTATTATGCCCATATTGGCGCGAACGCAAAGCGCCAGGACTGGGGAACTGTACCGAATACCAGTCGCCCGTGGGTTATTGACTACAACACCGCAAATAAACCGTCAGCCAGTGATGTGGGTGCATTGCCGATTACCGGAGGGCGTCTTAACGGTCCGCTAAGCATTGGTACTGATAATGCGCTGGGCGGCAATTCGATCGTTCTTGGTGATAATGACACTGGTTTTAAACAGAACGGCGATGGGATACTGGATACGTTTGCGAATAGCCAGCACACCGTTCGTGTCGCTCCCGGTGAAATGCAGGTTCTGGGAGCCATTCGCGCAGGCGATGCCAAACGAATGACCATGACTAGCTCAAATAACTCCGTGCTGAATGCTCAATTTCATTTGTGGGGTGACGGAAATCGACCAACGGTTATTGAGCTGGATGACGACCAGGGATGGCATTTATACAGCCAGCGTAATACCGATGGCAGTATTCAGTTTGTTGTTAATGGACAAGTTATTCCGGATAATTACGGTAATTTCGACGCCCGTTATTTAACATCAGGAAACGTATATACAAAAGGCGAATCAGATAATCGTTATGTCCAAAATATCCAGCGCGGTGCTCCTGTATGGCCTGGCAAAGTAGATGAATATGGACCAGCAGAAGCGCCTGCTGGTTGCTTTTTAACACAGGCCAGACATGACCCAACAACAGCATACGGTGTGACATTTGCGTATAGACCGCTACAAATGTGGGTGGGTAATGGCTGGCGTACAATTAATGGATAATTTAGGTGAATATAATGGAATTAAAAAACGTAACCAGATACATTCCTGATGACCCGGATTATGATAACAGCTTTCTGTATTTTCGTAGTGAAGATGGTCAGGATTTTTATGAGTCGCTGAGTAAATTCACGAAAAAATATAAGTTGTGCATTGATTCTGAAAATATAATCCGTTCCGTATCAGAAGATGTGTCGCGACTCTATCCGGCTGGCTTTTCAGTTGTTGAGGTCAATAAACTACCAGCCGGATTTAATATCTATGGCGACTGGAAATATTCGAACGGCACTGTTCTGGCTGTTCCCGTTGACTATCAGGCTAAGGCCGAAACCACCCGACAGAAACTACTGGATGCCGCTAACAGCACCATTGCCGACTGGCGAACCGAACTGGCGTTGGGTGAAATCGGTGACGACGATAAGGACAGCCTGACTAAATGGATGGCGTATATCAGGGCGCTTAAAACGCTGGATTTGAGCGGCGTGAAAGACTCAGCCACCTTCACGGAAATCAGGTGGCCTGAATTACCACAATAACGACTACTACTGACTTGCTAGTTTTTAGGTGTTAATTCGGTTCAGGTATCTGTACGAAGTCACTAAGATATAAGTAAATTTTCTTTAGAAAAGAAAAAACTACTGTACTTATTATTTACTTTTAAACTAAATATTTACTTAACAATCAAGAGATATTCAAGGAAAACTTTCTTTTCTGCTTTATCCTGATAAAAGGATTGCGGTAAAAGTTAAGGATGAAGCATAGCTATCAATTATGTGAGTGATATTATGAATAAACTTAACAGTGTATTGTTAGCGCTGGTTTTTGCCATATCAGTCATAACATTTTCTTCATCTGCAATGGCCACTGAAAGCGGTAATAAAGGATTCCCAGGTATTTCGTTTCCGTGGTGTAAAATCTGGCCGCCAGATACATTAATCCCAGAACTACCATGGGATAAAATATGCTGGTAAACGAAATAACTTTTTATTAACCAAATGGATTAATTACCGCGTAAGCAAGTGATTTTGTGATATATGGATAATTAAATTGTCACGGTAACGACTACTGACTGGCTGGCTTATCCGGCCAGTCAGAATTTGAGGTATCCACCCGGTTTACCATGGAGAGGGTACTGATTGTGGAAAGAACCCGCGCCGGGCTGGCAGCGGCAAGGGAGCAGGGGCGTATTGGTGGCAGACGTCCAAAGCTCACCCCGGAGCAATGGGCGCAGCGAGGGCAGGGGTACCGCGACAGCAGGTAGCGATTATTTATGATGTGAGACTGTCGACGCTGTACAGAAAGGTTCCGGAAAGCATCATGAAGTGAAGCCAGGAGGTGATGATAGGGAAGGTAAATCTCCAGCAATCAACATCGAAACATAGACTGCCGGAGTGATTAGAAAATAGCCTAACTCTAATAGAGTTGCTCTATATATAAAGGTATTAGTAATATTTGGATTATGGGATTATAAAATTACCTTTGGTAGTGTCAAAATAACATTCATTTTTATTTATTATCATATCTAGTGATAATGGAGCCCTACTAACAGGATGTGTGGCACCGTCAATAATAAGTTGGATAAGTGCTGTTTCATCAAATAATTGGCATATGTTTGACTCTGGCCCAGTTTTTACAAAAACGCCTTTTTCAGGAACAACTAACATTACCGGGCATGTTAAGTTGTCTTCCGTACATGAAAGTTCATCAACATTTGGTGAGAAACTGCATAAATCAATCTTATCCACTAATTGTTGTTTATTAGATGTATCAAAAATAGCAGGTGCTCCTGGTGAACTGTGGGCTGCTAACTCCTGACTGTTATTGGAAAATGATGTGGTCGACATATTTAAAAAATTTCCACGCGACACATTCAGTCCAGTATTTAATTGTCGTTCTAACCTTATAGCGTTTCCCTGCCATTCAATATGACGTTCCCTAAACATGGCTCGGTCTGTAGTAGAAAAACTAACTTTGAATGTATTATTATCACCTTCAACAGCACGATTACTTACTTCATATAATAAATCACGTAATTGTACCTGTATCTTTCTTCCGCCATTTTGTATAGCCGTATCACGAATGAGTTCTAAATCATTTTCAGATAATTTGTCTATCCTGTTATCTCGAGTTATTGCTACATTAGGAAATGTTAAGAACATACTTCACTACTCCTTTAAATAATCATTGATATAAATGCACGTCTATATTGAGGGGGTTTATATATCAAAAGCAATATGCCTTTGTACAGATTAAGACTTATTCCATTAAAAATTTACGGTTTTAGACGATTATCTTACTCATGGTACGCAGGACTCCGCCCTCTCAACCAATTACAGATGACTGGCCAGGCTGGCTTCGTTGCATCAGCCTGGTCTACCAGACCCCGATACTTTACTTCCCGTCTCCGATGTTCTCTAATACGGGCACTGTGCTCGCATATACGCGATGGCATTCTGAACAGTGTATTGCCATCATTGATTCATCACTGAATTCCTAATTCTATGTCGTCGGTATTTGGAGTGATCTGATCCTACCCGCGTAATCTGAAACCAGCCAAGCCACCTGTTTAACTTTTCGCGATCGCTTTTGTTGGTATCACTATTCAAGCAGTTTGCCTGCATCGGCTTCACCCTCACTTCGGCATCAGGGAAAATCTGGTGCATCCGCTTCGTCAGTTCGGCCAGAATGATCTCGCTGGCCCCTTCGAGTCCTTCAACATTACGCTTGTCATAAACCAGTTCTACGAACAT